CATAGAGGAAGCAAATGCTGACACTACGACAACAACGGAAACTACGGAAATTGATAATCAGACAGATAAGGAATCAGAAACAGCAGAAGTTAATTCAACTGAATCAGATGTGGTTGAAAATAAAGAAACAGAAGGATCGGAGACGGAGACGAACACTAAAGAAACTGTGGACGCTAAAGAGACTAGCGATGTTAAGACAGGGAACACTGCCGCTAGAATTGACAGCGTAGAAAAAAAAGTAGAAAGAGTTATTGCTAAAGTTTTAGCAAAATTAAAAGAAGTTGATAAGAAACTACAAGCCATACAATATATTACAACGCAGGGAATGACTGCTAATCAGGCTGACGTTTCAAGTTATATAAATAAGCGTATCTACGGTAACCAATCATTATATGATAATGTTCCGTTCTATGAAAATCTAAATATTTTAGAACAGCAACAAATATATACAGAGGTCGATTTAAACACCTACAAAAGTAATGATCCAATTGCTGTAAAACAACGCCTAACGGTAGAAATAGAGCAAGAGATTAATAGAATACAATCAGAACTCTATGCATTAAAACAAAAAAGAGGATAACTATGATAGATAAAATTAAAAATAATCTTACAGCATTAATAGCCACAGTAGGTTTAATTGGTACAATTGGAACAGGATTTGTTAAGTACGGTGAAATTATGGCAAAGATTGATTCAATTGATCCTGATAAGTTTGCTAATACTGTAAAAGTTTATGATGAGAAATTAGCAAAATATGATACTAATATTAAAATTAATGAAAAAGAAATTGAGTTATTAAAAGCTCAAATTAAAGAATTAAAAATCAGAGCTGGTAATCCACTAGCAAATTAATATGGCAGAAGAAAAAGAGTGTACTGAGATAAAGGTAGATATACAAACTCTAAAAAAAGATATAGAGAATGTAAACGCTATTCAAGGTAAATTAGATACAGCAATAGATAAATTGACAGATGTTTCTTCATCTATTAAGTCTATGTTAGCTGTCCACGAAGAAAAATTAGCTAGACAAGAAAAGGTAGATGAAGTTATATTTGAGAAGTTAAAAGATAGAGCAGATGAAATTACAGAAATATACCGTGAGTTGAGAAAAGACATAGATTTAGTTGAAAAACGGGTACTCATTGAAATTAAGTCTTTAAAAAACGACTTTAGTAATAGAATGGGTGTTTTAGAAAAATATAGATGGATTATTATGGGTGGTGCTATAGTTATAGGATTTATACTATCAAAGAATTTTACACAAATTATACAATTGATGTCAAATTAGACTTGACTTTTTAACAAATATATAGTATATTGTTATTGTGTTATGTCGAGTTATATTGATCTAAAGTTTATTAATAATTTAAGGTCTAGGTTAAGTCAATTCAAACAAAAGAATGACTACCTATTCAATTTTAGATGTCCCCATTGTGGTGACTCTAAGAAATCTAAATTAAAAAGTAGAGCATATTTTTATAGAGTTAAAAATGATATGTTCTTTAAGTGCCACAATTGTGGTATGGGTCAAAACTTGGCTAACTTTATCAAGTTTATTGATCCACAAATGCATTCCCAATATCTTTTAGAAAGATATAAGGGCGGTACCCCTGCGACACCGAAACCAAAGTTTGATTTTAAACCAATATTTGAAGAAACAAACTTACTAGATAATCTAAAAAAGATAAGTGAACTAGATGATAAACACCCTGCAAAACAATATGTTATAAAAAGAAAAATACCAAGTGAGTTTTTTGATAAATTATATTTCTGTGATAGATTTGGGAAGTTAGTAAATAAGATTAAACCAAAAACTTATAATACTAAAACTGATCACCCAAGATTAATTATACCGTTTTATGATACGACAGATAAGCTATTTGCTTTTCAAGGTCGTGCTTTTGGAAAAGAACAACCAAAGTATCTAACAATAAAGTTAGATGAAAACAAACAGAAGGTATATGGACTTGAAAGAATTAATTTCCAAAGACACATTTACATCACGGAAGGTCCGATTGATAGTTTATTTGTTGATAATTGTCTGGCTGCTGCTGGTGCAGATTTAATTTTAAAAAATAAAATTTTACCGCAAGAAGTTACATATATATTTGATAACGAACCAAGAAATAAAGAAATTATAAAAAGAATGTATAATGTGATTGAGAAAGATTATAATGTTGTAATATGGCCAAGTGATATTCAACTCAAAGATGTAAATGATATGATAATGTCTGGAATGTCCAAAGTACAAGTTGCTGATCTTATAAGTAAAAACACATATTCAAAATTATCAGCACTTACTAAAATGAATGAATACAAAAAAACAAAGGGGATATAATGGCAGCACAAGAAACTATTATTAATGTAATTAAAAGAGGTGAACGTGGTAAGGAGCCATTAAACATTGAAAAGATCCACGAGATGGTTGAATATGCTTGCGAAGATATTACAGGAGTTTCTTCTTCACAATTAGAAATGAATAGTGGTTTACAATTTTATGATGGAATGACCACTGATGAAATACAACAAATTTTAATTAAGTCAGCAGCAGATTTAATTTCATTAGAATCACCTAACTATCAATATGTTGCGGCACGACTACTTTTATATTCATTACGAAAACAAGTTATAGGAAGATTGTGGGATCACCCGCATATATATGAACACGTAAAAAAATGTGTTAGTAAAAATTTATACGATCCAAAAATTTTAGAGTATTATGATAAAAGAGATTTTGATAGAATGGAAAATTGGCTTAACCACGAAAGAGATTATACATTTACTTATGCAGGACTTAGACAAGTTTTAGATAAGTACCTTGTACAAGATAGAAGTACAGGTGAGATATTTGAAACACCTCAATTTATGTATATGTTAATCTCATCTACAATCTTTGCTAATTATCCAAAAGCTATTAGAATGACATACGTTAAAAAATATTATGATGCTATTTCAACATTTAAAATTAATATTCCTACTCCCGTAATGGCAGGTGTTAGAACACCTATGAAACAATATGCAAGTTGTGTTCTTGTTGATGTTGATGATACACTACCAAGTATCTTTAGTAGTGATATGGCAATAGGTCGTTATGTAGCTCAAAGAGCTGGTATCGGTATCAATGCTGGAAGAATAAGAGGTATCAATTCACGTATTAGAGGTGGCGAAGTACAACACACAGGTGTTATTCCTTTTCTTAAAAAGTTTGAAGCAACTGTAAAATGTTGTACACAAAATGGTGTAAGAGGTGGTTCTGCTACAGTACACTTTCCTATTTGGCACCAAGAGATACAAGACATTATCGTATTAAAAAATAACAAAGGTAGTGAAGATAATAGAGTTAGAAAATTAGATTACTCAATTCAAATATCAAAAATATTTTACGAAAGATTTATTAACGACCAAGAGATAACATTATTCTCACCACACGAAGTACCAGAATTATATGAAGCTTGGGGATCGCCAGAGTTTGATGAATTATATGAAAAGGCAGAAAGAAAGATAAGTGTTAGTAAAAATAAAATATCAGCACAGCAATTATTTTTTGATATACTAAAAGAAAGAGCAGAAACAGGTCGTATATACATTATGAATATAGATCATTGTAATACTCATTCATCATTTAAAGATAGAGTTTATATGTCAAACTTATGCCAAGAGATTACTTTACCTACAAATCCAATAGATCATATTGATGGTACTGGTGAAATTGCGTTATGTATTTTATCAGCAATCAATGTAGGTAAAATTTCATACTTAGATGATTTAGAAAACTTATGTGATCTTGCGGTTAGAAGTTTAGATGAAATAATAGATCATCAAAATTATCCTGTATTGGCAGCAGAAATATCTACTAAAGCAAGAAGAAGTTTAGGTATAGGTTATATTGGTTTAGCACACTATCTAGCTAAACAAAAAGTAAAATATGATGATAAACAAGCGTGGAAAGAAGTAGATGAATTAACAGAAACATTCCAGTATTATCTATTAAAGTCAAGTAATACCTTAGCAAAAGAAAAAGGTAAATGTGATTACTTTAATAGAACAAAATATTCCGATGGTATCTTACCAATTGATACTTACAAAAAAGAGGTAGATGAGATTGTAAATCGTAAACTATCTATGAAGTGGGAACAATTGAGAAAAGATATAAAAGAGTTTGGGTTACGACATAGCACACTCTCAGCTCAAATGCCATCCGAATCCTCTAGTGTGGTCTCTAATGCTACAAATGGTATAGAGCCACCTAGAGATTATTTAAGTGTAAAGAAATCTAAAAAAGGACCTTTAAAACAAGTTGTACCAGATTATCAAAGACTTAAAAATTTTTATACCTTACTTTGGGATATGAAAAGTATGGAAGGTTATATAAATATCGTTGCTATAATGCAGAAATACTTTGACCAAGCGATTTCAGGTAACTGGTCATATAATCCAGAACACTATGAAGATGGTCAAGTTCCTGTATCAGCAATGGCACAAGACTTGTTAATGACTTATAAGTTAGGTTGGAAAACTTCTTATTATCAAAATACATATGATAGTAAGAAAGATGAAGACGAACCATCACACCCTATTGGTTGGATTGATAACGTGCCTGAGGAAAATCCTAAACAACAAATAGAGGACGAGGCTTGTGAGTCTTGTACAATTTAGATGGAAAATAGTTTACTTATACATAAACATTTAATTATTAGAGCAGATATAAACAACCCACCAAAAGATGTAGAGTTTTTAAAAAGTTGGATGGAAGACTTTATAAAATTTATTAATATGAAAGTTATGTTAGGACCTTATGTTGCTTATTGTGAAAAACCAGGTAATAGAGGAATTACTGCTATATCTGTGATAGAAACAAGTCATATTGCAATGCACGTTTGGGACGAACCCAATCCTGCACTTATGCAATTAGATATATATAGTTGTTCGGAATTTAATCCATATCTAATCGCAGATAAGTTAAAAAAAGATTTTGCAGTACAAAAGTTAGATTACAAATTTTTAAATAGGGAAACAGGATTAAAAAATATAGTTTTAAACAAACAGTACGTAGTATAATGAAAAGTGTATTTAATAAAGATAAAAATTTAGATGTTACAAAACAGATGATGTTTTTTGGTCCAGATTTATCAGTACAAAGGTACGATAATATGAAGTATCCAATCTTTGATAAACTAAATCAACAACAACTTGGTTATTTTTGGAGACCTGAAGAAGTATCTTTACAAAAGGATAGAAATGATTACCTTGAATTAAGAGATGAACAAAAGTTTATCTTTACATCTAATCTAAAATATCAAACTATGTTAGATAGTGTACAAGGTAGAGGTCCTTGTTTAGCATTCTTACCTTTCTGTAGTTTACCAGAACTTGAAGGTTGTATCGTAACTTGGGATTTCATAGAAACAATCCATAGTAGAAGCTATACATATATAATTAAAAACTTATATTCTAATCCAAGTGATGTTTTTGATACAATTATACAAGATGAAAAAATAGAGAAAAGAGCAAAATCTGTTACACAATGTTATGATGATTTAATTGCTATGGGTTATCAATGGACACTTACTCCTGACAAAGTTGATATGTATGAATTAAAGAAGAAACTATATCTTGCTATGGTCACAGTAAACATACTTGAAGGATTAAGATTTTATGTGTCGTTTGCTTGTTCATTTGCGTTTGGTGAGTTAAAGAAACTAGAAGGTTCAGCAAAGATAATATCTTTTATAGCTAGAGATGAAAGTCAACATTTAGCAATGTCACAAAGAATAATTAACAATTGGAAAGACCACGAGAACGACAAAGAAATGTTAAAAGTCATTAAAGATTGTGAAAAAGAAGTTTTAAAAATGTATGAAGACGCTGTTGGTGAAGAAAAAAGATGGGCAACTTATCTATTTTCAAAAGGTTCTATGATAGGTTTGTCAGAAAAACTATTACATCAATTCGTAGAATATATGGCAAATAGAAGAATGAAAGCAATTCAATTAAACCCAATCTATGATCAGAAAAGTAATCCACTTCCTTGGGTAGATCATTGGTTAAATAGTAGAAGCACACAAAACGCACCACAAGAAACAGAAATTGAAAGTTACGTTATTGGTGGTATAAAACAAGACGTTAAAAAAGATCAATTTAAAAAATTTAAACTATAATGGTAGAAAAAAGACAAAAGACTTGTTCTAGTTGCGAAACTAAATATACTATCGAATGGGATATTGAAGTGCAAGATTTAGAACCTTTAACTTGTCCATTTTGTGGACACGAAGTAGAGGACCTTGAAGATGATAATGAAGAAGCAACTTGGACAAATAATGCAGACGATAATTGGAATTGATTATAGTTTAAATAGTCCCGCAATTTGTATCGCTGACACTAGCTTTGAATTTGAAAAGTGTCAGTTTTATTTTTTAACAAGTAAAAAGAAACATATAGGTAACTTTGGTAAAAATATAACAGGATATGAACACAAAGAATACAAAAATGCGATTGAAAGATTTAAAAACCTCTCGGACTTTATCTTACATTGCTTGGAGAAGACGAGTCTTAAAAAGGCAATCTTTATTGAAGGCTATTCGTTTGGCTCAAAAGGACAAGCTATTTTTCAAATTGCGGAAAATTGCGGTATCCTTAAATATAGGCTTGACTATGAAAAAGATTTTATCTACGACACTATTGTACCTAGTGTTGTCAAAAAATTTGCTAGTGGCAAAGGTAATGCGGATAAAGAAAAAATGTACGATTCTTTTAAAAAAGAAACGAAAATAGATTTAAAAAAAATATTTGATATGGAAAAGTTGAATAATCCAGTAACAGATATTATTGATAGTTATTATATTGCGAGATGTGGTTATGAAAATATTAAAAGCACAAAAAAGTCTTCCTGATTTTGCAACACAATATTTTGATGTAAAATCATTAAGAATAATACCAGCAGATGAGTGGTTAACAAAACGTTTTAATGAATTTGGTTATGGTGAAAGTTTTGAAAAACACGGAATGATATGGCCTATTGCTGTTACAGATCATAGACAACAATGGGTTAAAGACAGAATACTCCCCAAAAATCCACAACACAAAGATAAAAACGGTAATCTAATATCAGGTTATTATGTTCACATAGGTAATAAAAGAGTTATGTGGGCTAAACAAAATGGTTATGAAATGATTGAAGGTTATTATTTTCATTCAATGGAAGATAAAAGAAAGATACATCAATTACAACATATAAAACACACGGAGATACCAAAATGAAAAATGTAAAAGGTTGGTATTTACCAGACGGCGATACGCACTTTCAATCAATGTTAAAAAAAGTTAATGATGAATTTACTTATCAACAATCACATAGAGATTTTGTATTAAACTATGTAGATAAGTTTGATGTTGCTATAGATGTAGGTGCGAATGTAGGA